ATGCATCGCGTCCACGTCGTAGGCCACGGATCGGCTGAGGTCCGGATCTATCCTCTGCGCCGCAAGCGCTCGCACTACCGTTCGTACCAAGTGCGCTGGTATGAATTGGGCGAGAAGCAGACCAAAACGCTCGCCGATCCGCAAAAGGCCAAAGCCTATGCTCAGCAGGTCCATATTTCGCTGCTCAACAGCGGCCGGGCCTCGGAGATCACGCCGCTCGACATCCGGGTCCTGCGGGACGCCGAGGCCATCGCGGCAAAGTTCGGAGTTTCCCTGCCGTTTGCCATCCGCGAATGGGCAGATACGCGCGAAGCCCTGCTCGGAGCGTCCATGGTTCCCAAAGCCAATCACATGGCGCAACTGCTCAAGGAGTTGACGACCGTTAATGCGCAGGCCGCGGCGCAGGAATACATCAAGCTCAAGGAGGAGTCGGGGTTGTCGCCGCGTCATATCCAGACGGTGCGGCAGCTATTGGCCGGTTTCGGTCGGAGTTTCGCCGCCGACCAACTGCATGAGATTTCGGTGCAGGCCCTGCGGAGATTCATCGACGGGATCAAGGGAAGTGCCCGGACGAAAAATAATTTCATCACGTGTTTGCGCACGTTTTTCCTTTGGGCGCAGAAGCAATGCTATGTGCGGCAGGACAGACCGACTGCGGCGGCCGGACTGGACAAAAAGCGCGAGGCTTACGTAGCCCCGCAGATCTTCACGCCGGACGAAATGCGCCAACTGCTGGCCGCTGCCGAGGAAGCCATGCTCCCTTATCTGGCCATCGCGGCTTTTGCGGGCCTTCGCAGCGCCGAGATCGGCCGTTTGGATTGGTCGGCAGTGGATTTCGCCTCCGGTTACATCAAGGTGTCCGGGGAAATCACCAAAACACAGCAGCGTCGTCTAGTCCCCATTCTCCCGAATCTCCGCGCGTGGCTTTTACCGCGCCGTCAGGAATCCGGGGGAGTGACATTTGCCACCTACCGCAAAGCACTCACCAAGTGCGGACGTGCGGCTGGTGTTGCCTGGAAGTCGAATGCGCTGCGGCACAGTTTCGGCAGTTACCGGCTGGCGGATGTGCAGGATGCCGCCAAGGTCAGCCTCGAAATGGGCAACTCCCCGCAGATGCTTTTCAAGCACTACCGCGAACTCGTCACTCCAGCCCAGGCTCACGAGTGGTTCTCGATCTTCCCTCCTTGACCGGCGGCAATGGTCCAGGCCGTTTGGATTTGCCTTTGGGCTGAGTAGTTGGCGTCGGCACTTGGCTCATTAGCTTGGTGATCGTTGCCTCTCTTTTGGCCAGCCCCAAGACGGCGGGTCGTAGGCACTGCAAGAGAGAGGTGTATTCCTCCGCGCTGGGCGGCGGTCCCATGCTCAAGACCTCAACGATCCTTTCGTCCACTTCCTCCAACAGGCAGTCGATCTCCCAAATGGCCACGCCACGATCTTTTCCCACCGCGGCGGAACTGCGCGGCCTGAATCTCCGGAAGACCAAGCTTGAGGGGGGGCATCAGGCCGCCGCGGTGACGCGTTCGCATCAATCGCATCCAGCGCAGCATCTCCGGCGTGCACGCGTAGCGGTATTGGCCTCCTGCGGTCACGATGCGTTCTCCGGGAAGCCGGCCTTGCTTGGCCAAACGGGCGATGTGCATGCGGGAGTATCCGCTGCGGCGGGCGATTTCGGGACAGGTCAAAAATTTCGGCATAACAGAGTAAAAACGTAACATGTAGCGTTCATACGTTGACACCGCAAGGGGTGCGTGAACAACACGCATCCAACTCAACGTCTCGTCAAAAAGAAGCAACTTGCCTCCCTTCTGGGGGTGTCCCCGCGGACGGTCGACCAATGGGTCCACCGGCGCTGGATCCCGGTCATCGCACCGACGGCCCGATTGCACCTTTTTGATCCATCGGAAGTCCGCCAGGCGATCAAGAGCCGCTTCGGCATCCAAGCGCAGGAGGTGCGGCAATGAGCGGCCGAACCTTTTTCGAGGATGGTCGAAGGATCGGGGCCGAGTTTCGTCACCCGGTCGATGAACTGGAGCCGGAGACGGAGTCCGCCGAGTGGTCCGTGGATCTCTACGGATTGGTTGAGAAAGTGGCCTCCAGCTTTCTCACCGGCAATCCGGAGATCAACCGCGTTGCCTGGAGATTTTTGCTCGGCAAGCAGTCCGGTTCGATGCGCGAGCACGCTCGCCGCTCGGGGTGCTCCGTGGCGGCGATCTCCAGGCAGATCAACCGGATAGCGCGGCTCTTTGAAATGCCGCTGCACAATCCGCATCTGCGCGCAGCGCGGCGGGAGATTACCAGGGCCTCGTGGAAGAGGCGAAGGCAACGGGCCGGTGGCTGCCGGCCCGCTGCCCGGATGCTTGCAGGCGAATCCACGAATCAAGGAGGCCGCCCATGAGGATATGGCATGTCAACGATTTGCAGCAACCGGAGCTGCGCGTGTGCCGCGACAGGCGTCGCGTGAAAGAGGAAGCCGAGCGGCTTGGAGAAATGAAAACTATCCTTGCGGAGCTTCGCAAGGGTCCCCCGCCTTTCTCGTTTTCGCTGCGCGAACCGGGCCGGTTCGTCTCGTTCGTCCTGCTGCCCGATCGAGCGGCGAGTGACGGCTGCCAGTGGATCATGATCACCGCCGAGCCCGAGACTCAGGAAGCGGCGGACAGCGTTCTCGCCGCCGCCCAAGCTTGCATGCTCGGCCATTTTCGCGTGCCGGGAAAGGAGGGCCAATGATTCCGCCCGCACCGCAGCTTGTCCGCGAAGTGCTGGGCGCCTGCCCCACGGCAGGGAACGGTGTTCACGCTTGGATATTTCAATGCGCGCTTGCGCTGCGCCGCGCCGGCTACAGCGAGGCCGAGATGGCGGAAATGATTGAAGGGGCCGCGGTGAACTGCGGTCGCACGCTGGATGCGCATGAGATTCCCGACGCCATCAGAAATTCGGGTTCAAGATCGGCACCATCGGAAATGCCGGCGCGCCGCGGGAGCATGCCGCCCGCTCGATCGCCCCGATGGCCGGCTGCCGCGAGCAGCCGTATCCAAGAGATTATTCAGGGCCACGAGGCATGCGGCCTCTACGACCTGTGGGAGGCCTCGCCGGTCCGCCTCGAGGATCATGCTGCCGAACATCTGATCGACAGACTATTTCCCGGCAACCCCCTGCTGTGTTGCGGTCGCTCCCACGGCCAGTGCGAAACAGCCACCCGCGAAGAGTGGCGCGGACAGTTGCGCAGGCTCCAATTCATCGTTCCCAACCCGATGGCCGCGCTTCGAGGCACCCGCAAATCCGACGGCCAACCTTCGCCTCGGGCTCTCGATAACACCGGACCGCGGCGTTTCCTGGTTATTGAATTCGACGACAATCTTGGCGAGGACTCGCAAGCGGCCCGGTTATGGCACCTCAACGCCTTCAGTCCCTTGGTGCTGGCCGTGCACAGTGGAGGAAAATCGTTGCACGGGTGGTTCTGCACGGTTGGCGACTCCGAGTCCGCTTGGCTCAAGTTCATGCGCTATGCGGTCAGTCTCGGAGCTGATCCGGCAACTTGGACCCGCTGCCAATTTGTCCGGCTTCCCGACGGAATGCGCCGTCCAAAAGACAAGGCTCCCATCCGCCAAGCCGTCTACTTTTTTAACCCGGAGGTGCTGCCATGTTGAACGAAGCGGCCATTCCTGAACCCGTGGACTCCGCTCCAGCGGTCGCTCCGCCGGAGATGCTCGACTTTTACGAGATTCCTCTTCCGCCGGAACACGACCCCGATGAATTGCTCAAGCATCGCTTTCTCTGCCGTGGTGGCGCTATGCTCCTCGTCGGTCAAAGCGGTATCGGCAAGAGTTCCTTTACCATCCAGTGCGCTGTTCTTTGGAGCTTGGGACGCGAGGCTTTCGGTTTGGTGCCCGTCGGCCCTCTTCGGATCTTGATCGTCCAAGCGGAAAACGATCCAGGCGACATGGCCGAGTTCCGCGAAGGAGTGCTCAAGGAGTTGGCCATCACGGACGACGACCGCGGGGCCAGCGTTATCAAGACAGTCTGGGAAGACAGCCGCACGGGCGCTGCCTTCTGCAGCGAAGTGCTCCAACCTCTGCTCGAACGGGAACGATTCGACCTGGTGATTGTCGACCCTGCTTTGGCCTACCTTGGAGGCGATGCCAATCAGCAAAAAGACGTCTCGATGTTTCTCCGGAACTGCCTCAATCCCGTTCTGCACCGTGCGCGCTGCGGTTTGGTTTTGGTTCATCACACCAACAAGCCACCTCTGCAAACCAAACGGCAGGAGTGGCAAGCTAACGACCACGCATACGCCGGATCGGGGTCTGCCGATTGGGCGAACTGGGCGAGGGCAGTCATGGTGATTCGCTCGATGGAGTCGTTTGACTACTTTGAGTTGCGGGCCGGCAAGCGCGGAAAACGACTGCGCTGGAAAGAGAAGAACGGAACGACCCCGGCTTTCACCAAGTATATCGCCCACTCTCAGACGGGTATCTGTTGGCGTGAGGTATCCCACGAGGAAGTTCTCTCCGCGCCGGGCATCGTCGACCGGGCGAACTCGAGACTCGGACCCAAACCGCCTCCCATGGAGGATTTCGTGGCCATCTTCCCGCACGATTACAAGAACGACCCGTCCGAAGCCCTGCTGTTAGCAGGTCAGATCCAGATCGCCTTCCGTCAGCGGGGTTGGTCCAAGAATCTTTACAGCGGGATGTGTGACAACGCCGCCTTGCAGGGACTCTTGGCGCAAACGCCCGGTGGTGGGCAAGGCGGGAAAGTCCTGAGGGGAAGGCCGGAGATGGTCGAAGCCTACCTGCGCTGGAAAAAGGAGAAAGGTACCATTCTTGAAAATGTGCCCATTTCCAAACAGCGGAAGACGAAGAAACGGACCCGCAAATCGAAGTTATCCAAGTCATCCTAACTCGTCCCGGGACGACTTCGCGCAACTGCACAAGCAACTTGTCGAAGTTATCTAAGCGCCTATAGGGCGCGGATAACTTCAAAGAGACAAGTTAGCTTGGCTCGGAATGCCGACTTCTTGTTGAAGTTGTCCGCAGTTCACAAAGTCACCTTTCAAAGGGCGCATCCTCTCGGGACTGCTGCAGTCACTCCGCCATGACAGGCGGGAGGCCATTAAGCATGTTCCAGGATTTTTGAGAGACGTTTATCCTGCCGCACCGATAAATTCCGGCTCATAACCAAAAGGTCGCGGGTTCAAATCCCGTCCACGCAAATAACTATCCACCAAATTTTTTATGTATCTTGCCAGCCGAGTTGAGAAAAAGTGACAGAGGTTTGAGAAAGTTCGAGGTTTGAGGGTCGCAGCCGGTGTCACTTTGAAGGGGCCGCCAAAGGAATCCGCAGGACGCCGGCCGGAGGGGTGCAGGTGTGCTGCAGGCTGGTCGCAGAATGGCTGAAAGGCAGCTGCATCATCCGCTCAATATTGGTCGGCGCGGTCGCAGCAGCCGCTGATTATTTCTCCTTCCATGTGAGCCTCTGAGACCGAAGGAGTGAAACCGCGATATTTGCGGCGGATCTGAGCGTAGTCGCTCTCAAGAAAACACCAAAAGCCATCTGTAGTCCGAATTTTCGCAACTAGTTTGCAATCATTCAGGTAAGAAACAGGCATGATGGCAGCCTTCTCATACATACTGGCAGGATCAACGCAAATCATGGCGGCAATGGCAAATGATCAACGGTGACGCTTCCGGTCCCGCTCGTGTTTGAATAAGTGCGAGCATAGACGGAGGACTGGTTAACTATCATTTTAGCGGGGATCCAGATTTGGCTTCCATCGCTGAGGTTGAAAAAGACGTTGATTGTGGTGACGTAGCGTTCCCCTTTTCCTCCAGCCAATCCATTGTAGACAACAACGCCATCTGGTGGAGCACTGCCATCATTATAGATTTGGACGAGATAAAGGAGGGTTCCTCCAAGTTCGCTTGAAGGAAAAGGAGCAGTGATTCGCATGCTTGCTGATGTGCCAAAAATCACACGTGTACCCGATGTGCTATCAAGCCAGAAAGGACACGAAACGCCGTTAGTGGACACCTGACCGCGCCAACGAGTTATTCCACAAAGGGTCAATGGTATTTGGGGCGATGTGGTCAGCGTATTGTTAACCCATCCACTATTGGCAGGAGTATCTATGCATTGATTGGTTCGACCCAGAGTGATTGGACGAGTCGTGATCCAAGTCCATCTGCCTTCGTTGACGTAGGTCGCGCAAGGGCCCGCGCTCGTTGTTGTTGCGCTGCCTACCAGAGTCAACTTGAGACTGCCGCCTGCATAAAGAGCAAGGTAGGCCGCTGAACTAATACTTCTTGGAACAGCACTCACAAAGCTTGCCCCTGTTTGGGACGGGCATTGTGGAACCTGGTCGCAACAGCATTTATTAGAATCAGCTGCTCCTGGATCGTGCCAAGGCACCTGTGTTGCTGTGGCGGACAGAGCCATAATTACGCCCAACTGGCCTGTGCCAGCACTTTCATTTTTTTTCCGTCGCAGCGTTCAACTTCAACCCACACTGGTAAAGTTGCGGGTGTTCCGTCTGGCTTTGGGAGTTTTTCTTCCAAATCAGCTGGCAGATCCTGAATTTTATCTTGTGGTAGTTTGTTGGTGGGAGACGCAATGTCCTTGATGGTCGCCATCTCTACTTTCGATAAAGCAGCTGCGCCCGTATAGGTCGAAGAACTCCTCGAGGTCGGAGCACTATCTAGGTCGCTGACTTTGTAAAGCAGCTTGCCGGGCAAAACTCCGAAAGACAGCTTGGTCGAGTCGTTCATCAAATCGCGCTCGATCGTGTGCAGCATGGTTGTGCGGCTTAAGAACTGTGCGAATTCGCCTCCGCTGAAGCCGTAGATGTGGCCGGGCCGATCGGTCCAGTCTACCTCGTGTTTTGTCGCCGAGCCGTCGATGTGCAGCCTTTGATAAAATCCGGCCATGACGGCAGCCAAGCCGGTGGCCGGATAGTTGTTGAGCACGCTGGTGTCAAAAGTCATCAGCTTCGTTCTCGCGGCCCCAAGAGAGGCCGCCTCACCTCCGGGTCCTGCTGTTTCCGATGCGGAGACGGTTGCATCCCTCACGTAGTAAACCAAGACGGTATCGTGCAGCAGGTCGTAGCGAGGGTTGAGGTCCGCTTCGGATATTTGATGGGTCGAAGTGCTGAGAGTTTTGTCGGCAGTCGTGGCGGCGGCGCCCAGATTCAAGGTGGGAGCCCCGCTCGGATACGTCCAATAAAGACACGCCGTCGGAGCGTAGCTCATCAAGCTTTGCAGGGCTGTGAGGCAGTCCACATCGGACCGAAACCTAGTCGGAGTCTGATGCGTGAATGCCGTCAGGGAACCGTAGGCAAACGACGAGGGATAGATAGCCAACGCTTGAGTGAGGATTTCGGCGGCCGAAGCGTTGAATCCCTGAGGCGCCGCCGCGTCGCTACCGGCTGCGCCGGCCAAGATCACCAAGCCGGCCCGACTCTGGGCAAAATTAGCCCTTTCCAGCCAGCGGTGAGGTCCATTGAGTTTGTAGCGAATACGGCGAGATTCTCCCCGCGCGGATCGCGGCGCCTCGTCGCACCACCCGACAAACCTGACCACCCCGGCCAAGTCCTGCAATTCCACACGCTCAAAAGGCTCGATGAGAGGAGCAGCTCCCATTTCGGCCGCTGCCTCGATTTCCAGCGTGCTCAGGCCTTCGGCATCTGATCTCAGAGCTGCGGAGCTGATGCCAAGGCTGGCAAAGGTGGCTGCACTGTCGCTGCCGATCTTGAGTTTGTAGCTCATGCCTTACCTCCGCGAGGCCAAGTAGTTGATCTGCTGCTGAAGGTTGTTTGCGACGCTTGCGATGTTGCCAGCCAGAGCCTGAAACCCTCCGGCCACAGCAGACTGAAGCTGCCCGATCGCTTGCTGCATTTGGCTGAGACCGGATTGGATTTGCGATGCAGTCGCTTGAGCTTGCGAAGCAGAAGCCTGGGCCGAGGATTGCACGGAGGTTGCAACCCCGGACAATGATTGCGCGCTGGCTTGGGAGGTTGTGTTTATCGATTCGGTCAAAGCCGCCACGGCAGCGGCAAACTGTTCCGAAGACGCAGCCTGTGAAGATTGCAGCGTAGTCACGGCCGTTGTCAGCTCGCCGGTGATCCGGGCAAAGGATTCTTGCACGGCTTGAACAAGGGCATTCATGGCCGGAGTCACGCCTGACGTGTTTGCCTCGGCCATGGCCGCCGTTATCTGCTGAGTCGCCATCTTGAGCTGGTCGGCTGTAAGTTTGATTCCTTCTGAGGCCTTTGTTCCTGCCCCTTCCACCGCTTGCGCGGCAGCTTGCCCGGAGGCGCTTGTGACCTGACCACTCTCGGCCCTAATCCGCGCCATGATGTCAGCTGCGATTTGGGCGCTGTTGGCAATTTGGTCGTTCGCTTCTGCAATGGCCTGCTGCCTTTGTTGCGTCACCACCGCCTCCTGTCCGGTATCGCGCAAGAAGCCGAGGAAACCGGTGATGTTCATGGGATCCAGAGCACTCCGGATCGCTTGGCCGAGGGCATCGATGAGCGGTTGCGTGAACCCGATGGCATCGCTGAATTGCTTGAACCACTGCACCCAGGCGTTGATCTCCTTTGTCACTTCGATTGCGCCGCGCACCACGTAGCCGACCTGTTCGCCCAGCGGGCCGAGGTCGATCTGATTGATCGCCACGCCGGCGCGTTCCAGCTCGGTGGCGAATTGCGCGGCGGCTGCCATGAAGAATCCCATCTTCTTGTCGTCCAGGCCGGACATCGCATCGCTGAAGGTGTCGAGGGCCACCGCCGCCTTTTCGGTGTCTGCTCCCAGCTGCCCGACTTGTTGCGCCGCTGTGGTGAAGGCCGCGCCGTCCTTGAGTAGAGCGAGCATCTGGCCGCCGCTCTTGCCGAATAGCTCCATGGCCGCCGCCGCCTGTTGGGCCGGGGTCGGCAGCGCGCTGATCGCGGTGGAGATCGCCTGCAGCTGATCCGTCGCAGTCATCGCATTGAGCTGCGAAACACTAAGCCCGAGTCTTGCCAGGATGTCGCTGGTCGGCTGGCCATCCTCGTTGATGCCGGCCAAGGCTTTTTGCAGGCGGTTGAGCATCGGCCCGACCGAGTCGGCGCTCATCCCGGCATTCTCGAAAGCCCTCTTGAGCACGACCAGCTGCTCGATCGGTTGGCCGGTCCTGGCCGAAAGATCAACCATCGAGCCAGCAAACTCGGCCGCCTTGGCAATACCCTCCACAAACGCCTTGGCCAGATCGACCATCGCATTGATGGCCTTCATCGCTGCATCGATAGCAAACGTGGTAAGCGCAGCCGACGCGCCCGCAATAAACCCCGTGAAGCCGCCGCCCGCACCTTGGGCCGACGACATCGAGTTGCCGACCTTCGAAGTCGAGTCGCTGGCTTTATCGGCCGCCCTTTCGACATCCTTGAGCCCTTGCTCGGCTTGCTTGGTCCCGGCGCCCTCGAAGAGCGCGCGGATCTTGATCAGCAGTTCCTTCACGCGGCGGCCGCCTCCTGCGGCGGGTAGGTTTTCTTGATCGAGATGCAGCCCTCGTCATTCGTGTAGCAAAAGACCAGCTCGCCCGGCTGGCCGGCGTAGTCGGCCGGCACCGGCTCGGCGCGATTCGCGCGGATCCGGAAATACTTCGGCGGGCAGCTTGAGGTCCACACCTCACGCGGCAGGCTGGCCATGACCCGCCGCAGCACGGCCTCCGGCGCCTCCGGCATGGCCGGCACCTCAGGGCGCGGCGACTCGGATCGGCCAAGGAGTTTGGCGAGGAGGTTCATTGGTTTTGCAAAACCTCAAGACACTCGGCGGTCACTTCGGCGAAAGTGTGCGGAGCTGCTGGCCAATCGTTGCGCGTGGCATCCGGGTCGAGCGACGCAGCGGCCAGCACCGAGTCCATCCATACCTGTGCAGAGTTCAGTTTCGGGCTTTGCAGTCCCAACGCATCGAGCTGCATTTTCCGATAAAGGAGCAGTGTAGGTCGGCTGTCGCCGTAGCCGCTTTGCGCGAGCCATTGCTCAGCGGTGACAGTGGGAATTTCCTCCTCGGCTTTTTCCCAGCCGGCTGGCAGTTCTGCGGCAGGGATAGCGCGAGTGCCTTGAGGCGGTTTCCAGCCGACAGGCTGGTCACCACGAACAAAGGTGACAACTTTGCCGTCGGATTCGCGGATGATGGCGAGGGTGTCCATAATTAGAAAACGTAGATGCGGACAAAGCCATCGCCGCCGTTGCCGCCTGCTCCACTATTGTTGCCATTGACGCTGGCACCACCACCGCCACCACCACCGCCACGATAACCGTTGCCTCCGTTGCCTCCGTCGCCTGTAAGGCTGGCGCCGCCGCCGGAACCTGACCCTCCAAAAATTGCGCCATTGGATGCTGCGTTTCCTCCGTTTCCGCCAGTGTTAGCACCTCCATTTCCACCACCGCTTGTTCCAAACAAAAAGCCGACAGTGGTGTTCCCGGTATAATTAAAACCCCCAGCGCCTGCGGCATTGGCCGCGCTGATACCACCACCACCACTTCCTCCCTGAAGAATAATACTACGAATGTCGCCGGTGAACTGACGACTACCGCCGGTTGCATTGGTTCCGGCAGCACCGGTGTCACAGTTAAATAATGTTCCCTGGAATATGTTACCACCTGGCGCCGCAGTGGACGTGCCAGAAGTTCCGCCACGACCCGAAACTGTGCCGCTGAATGGTACCACCGTGATTGTGCGCGTTCCGTCAGAGACACTGCTTGCTCCTCCAGCGGTCCCGCCATTGCCGTCCGTGCTATCGACCGTCTGCGCGGCGCCACCGGCCCCACCAGCGCCTATTGTGATTGTAAGCGGGCTTGTAAGCGCAGAAGCAGAGACCCATGCTTCGGTCGCGGCGCCGGAGTGCCCTCCAGCCCCTCCGGTTCGATCTGTTCCGGCGGCTCCTCGACGCCCGCTTCCTCCACCGCCACCGGCGCCAACAATCCAAAAGCGCAGCATTTTTGCGTTGCTTGGAATCGTCCATCTCCACGTCCCGCTTCCACCTGTTGCACTGGAATTTGTTGTGTTGTAGTCAAAATCGAAGAAGTTAGCAGGCAGTTCTAAGACATGCTCTGCAAACGACCCGTCCGCCTGCTCTTTTAGAACGCGAATATCTCCTTCAGCCATAATTTACCAGGTGCCCAGGAGCACCCGCCTCCAAGTGTTGGTTGCCACGCACATGTAGAAATAATTCGCCTCATAGGCGACTTGGCCGGGCGTGCCGGTCGAGTTGGTTGCGGAGGGAGCATTGGTCCAGGCAATGCCGCCGCCGGTATTGGTGCCGACGAGCGCCGTCACGGCCGCGTTGAAATCGCTGATGTTCGAACTGGTCAGATTTGTCGCCGTGGCGAAGGGGCCGAGGCCGGTGATGTTCGAGGCGACCAGGGAAGAAGCAAACACGACATTGGTCGAAAGCCGCGCGTCGTCGAGCGTGCCGGTGGTCAAGGCCGACGCATTGGTCGTCGGCGTCGAGGGCGGCGCGAAAGCGACCACCGCATTGGAGAAATCGCCTATGTTCGAGCTGGTCAGATTTGTCGCCGTCGCGAAAGGCCCGAGCCCCGTGATGTTCGCGGCCGGGAGCGTGCCGTTGGTGGCCAGCTTGCCGTCGAGCGCGGCGGAGAGGCCGGAGATGTTGGTGATCGCGAGGTTGGTCGCCGTGGCGAAGGGTCCGAGGCCTAAGTTTGAACGCGTGCTCTGGACTGAGAACGCAGAATTTTCAAACCCGTCCCAAGCGTAAAAAAAGACAGTGCCGGTTGAGAGATTCGTGCCAGCAACTCCGATTCTGCCACCCGATGAGCGGACAAGATACCCAGAGCCAGATCCAGAGAGGCTTCCGAGTTCAACATTCGCAAAGATAGGAATGTTTGTTTGCCCCAAGCCCAGGTTGTTTTTCGTGACCTGATCGCCTCCTTCGAAAAAGTAGATGCCATTGCCGCCGACGGTGAACGCATTCACAACAACCAGATCGCCGCCAACCGTGAGATTTGAGTCGGTCTCAAGATTACTTACATAGAGATTTGCCGCGCCGTCAGTCAAAGCCCCTGCAACGGCTGAACCGAAGTCGCCGATGTTTGATGAGGAAAGATTGGTCGCTGTCGCAAAGGGGCCGAGGCCGGTGATGTTCGAGGCGACCAGGGAAGAAGCCAACACGACATTGGTCGAAAGCCGCGCGTCATCGAGCGTGCCGGTGGTCAAAGCGGACGCATTGGTCGTCGGCGTCGAGGGCGGCGCGAAAGCGACCACCGCATTGGAGAAATCGCCGATGTTTGAGGACGAAAGATTCGCCGCCGTCGCGAAAGGCCCGAGTCCCGTGATGTTGGCCGCCGGCAGCGTGCCGTTGGTGGCGAGCTTGCCGTCGAGTGCGGCGGATAGGCCGGAGATGTTGGTAATGAGCAGGTTGGTGGCCGTCGCGAAAGGCCCGAGCCCCGTGATGTTCGTGGCCGGCAGCGTGCCGTTGGTCGCAAGCTTCCCGTCCAGAGCGCTTTGCAGGCCGGTCACACCAAGTATTGTGATGTTAGTCGCCGTCGCCAAGGGGCCGAGGCCGACAATCGTAGATGCTGGCTGCTGGTGGAAAGCCACGGGCTGAATGGTCCAGACCCCACTCAAAAGCCTAAAGCGCCATGCCCCATTATTGGTGGTAGTCACTGCTACTTCTTTTGCGGAGATGTAGTTGGACCCGGTCCAAACGAACCTCTCGATGACGAGCGATTGTCCTTGGCCAAAACCAATAGCCACCACGAACAGGTCGTCACCTTCCTGAGCGCCATCGGTATTTCGACGCGGCAAGGTCACCGTCCCCGTGGCGCCTATAGCAGGAAACGTGATGTTTAGTTGCACATTTCGTCCTGCAGCCAGCGTGTACCCGCTTGTGGCATAGAAACTGTGACTACGTGTCTCAAGAGCCCATGCGGCCCCGACAACATTCGAGGCGGAGAGAGCGGTGTTGGTGCCGAGCTTTCCGTCAAGAACGGTTTGCAAACCGCTAACGTCATTGATGACCAAGTTGGTCGCGGTGGCAAAAGCTCCAAGCCCGACTATGTTCGAAGCTGCCAGTTGAGAGGTCCGTGCGACATTGGTCGAAAGCCGCGCGTCGTCGAGGAGGCCTGCGGTGAGAAGCGAAGCGTTGGTCGTCGGCGGCGCGGCCGCAATCACGGCGCTGGCAAAGTCCGAGACATTCGCGCTGGTCAAATTGGTCGCCGTGGCGAAAGGCCCGAGACCCGTGATGTTGGCCGCCGGTAGGGTGCCGTTCGTGCCGAGCTTGGTCGCCAGCGCGGCAGTGAGGGCCGATTGCAGGACAACATTGGTCGAAAGCCGGGCGTCATTCAGCGTGCCGGCGGTGAGAAGCGAAGCATTTGTCGTCGGGGGAGCGACGGCGACGACGGCGTTGCTGAAATCGCTGATGTTCGAGCTGCTGAGGTTGGTCGCGATCGCGAAGGGCCCGAGGCCAGTGACGTTGGTTGCCGGGATGGTGCGAACGAAGGTTTCGCCGATTCGTTTCGTCGCTCCGCCCTGGATGATCACAAACTGGCTGCCGGCCGTATTTGTCGCCTCCGGCAGCTCCGAAATGCGAACTTGCGCGGCGGCTGCAGCGGCCGTGCAGAGCAAGATCATGGCTGTTGCGCGCGGGTTCATGTCGTCAACTCGGGTTGATGGCGGGCGGACCCGTCACGGTGAATTCGAAGACCAGATCGACCGAAGCGCCCCCCCGGCGCTTGCGATTAACGCCATTGAAAGCAGCTTTCGGAAAAACGATGACCAGACTGTTCTCCTCGAAGCGCAGCTCGCCGTCGGCGGGCAAAAGCCAAGGCAACTCGGCGCAATGCTGCAGGGCTGCCTCTGCCGTGGGAAAGGTCATCGAGACCGGAACCGGCACGCTGTCGCTTACGTTGCCCCGCCCCTTGACCAGCGGGGTGGCCGCGCCGATGAGCGCGACCACCTCGACCAGCTGCTCGGCAGACCACTCCACTTCCCCGCAGCTTTCTTGCCACGGGGTGCCGGTGATCCAGTAGTTGCCGAACTTGCACTTCATTGCTTACGGGATTTGCGTGCCGACGTGACCGACGGGTTGCAGCGTGCCGCTGCTCACCACGCGGGTGTTGACGAAGGTCAACTCGCGCACGCGGTCGGCCGTCATGGTCCAAGCCATCTCGCCAGCCTTCGGGGCGGCGCCATTGAGGCGCACGAACATGCCAGCCGAGAAGATGTTCAGCGGTTTGCTGCCCGCGCTGAGCGAGCGCCCGATCTCGGCGCCGGTGCCCTGCAGCTTGAGCATGTTGAGCACGTTTGAGGCCCCGAGTGAAAGCGCCGCAAAGGTCGCCTGCATCGAGCAATCGGTGAGGCGGGCGTTGACCACGCCGTCGCGATCGGTCACCCGATCCTCCAGCTCGACTTCGCTCTCGACCGTCACACCTTCCTCGGTGTCCATCAGCGTGAAGGGCGCGTTGTCCTTGGTGAGGAACATCGTGCCCGTGCCGGTGCCGGTGAAGTTGACCGCGTCCTCGTTGGCCGTCGCCTTGGCTGCCGTGAGGTGCAAGGTCAACGAATCGGTGTCCGTGGCGCGCACGTAGTATTTCGCTTCCGGGTTGAGCGCCGGCGAGGCCGCTGGCAGGACGCCCGTGGTGTTCACATAGACCGCGTCGCCGGTAGAAAGACCGTGCGCCGTGGCCGTGTCGAGCACGTCGGTTGCCGTGGTGATGGTCGAGACCTTCACCTGGTCGGCCCAAGCCACCCAGGGCGACTGCGTCGGGATGTCCGCCGCGTTGGCCGTCCATCCGCTCCAGCCGGGCTGGTCGATGGTGTAGAAGGCGTCGGCATCGCTGGTGCGCTTGCCGTTCCGCAGATAGGCGGTGAATTCCACCTCGCCGATCGGCGTTTCGGTGCGGGTCAGCGTCAGCTCGGGCTGCGAAGTCACGGCCGCCGCGTGGAACGTGATGCGCTCTCCGTCTTCACCGATCACCTCGAGGTCGAACTGTCCGATCACGACGACCGAAGATCCTGCCGCCGAGAAGTTGATCGGCGAGGTGCCGGCCACCGCGTTGGCGCGCGTGGCGTGCAGGGTGAAAGTGTCGGCCGTGAGGACCTTCACGTAATACCAGGTCGATTCATCCACCTGCGGGCTCGAGGTCGGCAGGGTGCCGCCCGAGCGCAGACCGATCATCACGCGATCGCCGTCGTAGAAGCCGTGAGCGGCGGCGGTGATAGCGTCGCTGGTGGTGTTGATGCTCGCCGGCAGCACCGGGAGGACGAAGCGTCCCGCCGGCATTGTCAAGTAGGGGAACAACCGGTCGGGGTTCACCCACTTGCCCGTCGGCGTGACGGTGATGGTGATCTTGTGGAGATCCACGCGTTGGTCGGCCATCGCGGAAATTCCGTCGATTGCCACCTCGGTGGTCTCCAGTTCGGGCGTCACCGTGATGCCCTCTTTCGATTCAAGTTCGAGGCCGCGATACTTAATGATGCCGCTGCCTCCCGTTAGTTTTGCCAGGTCCATATTTTTATTAGGTCAGGGTTGCGGCAGCTCCATCGCTGCCTTGTTTGTTCGCCGCGTAGGCCGCAGCACGCACATGCGTGCCCGCCGCCACGGAGAAAGGTTCTGCGAGGTTCAGCGGATCGCCGTCCTCGGTGACGATGATCTGCCCGTCCTCGGTCAAAAGGGTGATGCCGAAAAGGACGGCCGACGGATTCCCGCTCCACGGCCAGGAGCCGTCCGTCGTGTAATAAATGCTCGCATCCGGCGTGTTGCAGCCGATCTGCACGGCCGCCGCAGAACCGCTGATCACCGGCGTGCCCGTGCGCGGGACGGTCGCCATGCGCAGCCGCGTGCGGAACTGGATTTCCGTCGCGATCGTCTTGTCGCCGCCGACCGTGGGGGTGACCGCATCCTCCGCGCAATAAAGTTGTCCCATCCAGCTGCTCGCGCGCCATCCGTGCAAAGTCGCCATGGCCTCGCTCACGATTTGCTCGGTAGTTTTGCCGGTGCCGCTGGCCGCGCGGTTGAGCAAAGGCATCTCGACCACCGTCACCGGAACGATGATCACCATCTCCGGCCCCGGCGCATCGGGTTTCGGCACCTGCCGCAGCGGACGATCGACGACCACGGCCACGCCCGACTTGCCGCTCTTGGCCGTGAAAAGCTTCAGCGCGTTTTCCAAGTCATCGCCGAGCAGGCCCTTTTCGTTGGCCAGGACCAGAATGTCCGAGAAGAACGGATGCGCATTGAGCCGCGCCGCCACGTCGAGCTGCAACTGGAAGACAGGATCGTTCATTTTTTCCAGGCCTCCTCGATCGCCCGGCTGATCGACGTGCTGTAGTTCTCCGCCCGCTCCTCGATGCCGCTGCCGATCGGCCGCCGGGCCGGCGTGCCCGGATGGTTCACAAACTTGGCAAAGACCAGACCGTTCGGCCCCGAGAAGCGCAGGGCCTTGGCTTTGCGTGGGCGGATGATGTGAGGTTTCGAGCCGTATTCGTGGGCGCCGGCGTATTTCACGTTCGTGCCGATGGAAGAGCTGACCCCGGATCCTGAGATCACTGGCTTGGTGGCGCGAATGGACCTCGAGAGCGTGCGACTGACCACACCGAGCGTTGTCGGTCCACGCTGCCGGAGTTTGTTTTTCGTGATGTGCCCCACAGTGAGGTCGTTCTCAATGCCCATCGCCCGCGCCACCGCCTCGGCCATGGCGCGATCGCAGCCGCCCACCGCCGCCGCGATTTGCTTCACGTTGCTATTGATCTCGATCTTCAAAGTGCTCATGACGCGACCCTCCGGAATTTCGCGAGCGTGCCGGTGATGAACTCCGGCCATTTGCTCTCGCCGGTGATGAAGCGCTCGATCTCGGCATCCCCGAAGCCGGCCTTCGCCCGGTCCTCGATGGAACCGCGATCCCACAAAAACTTGCAGGCCTGCACCCAAGCCAGGATCAAGGCCTGCGGCAATTCCTCGGCGCCGCTCGGCTTGGTGCCGCTGTTGTCCTCGCTGGTGTCCCACCAGAATCCGCCGGTGTAAGTCAGGCGCACCACGTCGCCGGCGGTGGCCGGCAGGAGGGTGAAGGTCACGACGCCGGCGTTGCGGTTGAAATTCACCGGCACGGACGCCTGTTCGACCCAGCCCTCGGTGGTCGTGTTCCGCAGCTCCAGCTTGGTCACGCTCTCGATCGGGTAGCGATCGACCACGGCAAAGCGCTTCTCCGCTCCGCACTCGTAGGTCACGCCGGCCGCGCGGGCGAACTTCCGGTCGCACTCGCTCTCGAAATACCCGGCCATGCTCAGCCCGAGCGCCGCCACGGCGTCATCGTAGGCCGAGCCGGCCGTATCGCTGGCCAGCAGCAGCCGCTTTTTCAAAAAGCTCAAGTTGGAGAATCCTGCATTCATGTGTGTTAGCTCCTCGCTGTTGCCCAGGGAGTTTCCCCCCTGGGCAAAGTGCGATTAGCTCGCAGCCGTGCTGAGGCCGGCGACTGCACCCTTGGCCATGAGGCCGATGGTGAAGCGCTCGAGCGCGCGGACGTAGAGCTGGTCGTTGGCAAAGCCAGCCTGGTCCGAGATGTCGAAGCGCATGCCGCCGCGTGTGCCCAGGTATTGGTAGGACACGTCGCCGAACAGGCCGAACACCGTGGAAGCGTTGGCGCTGGTCGAGTAGGCCGGCAGAACGTCCACCCAGCGGATCGGGAAGCCGTCGAGCGAGGCACCAAGGATGCCCGCCGCGATGTAAGGCTTGTCGCCGCCGCTGTTCATTCCGTTGAGTGCCTGCTCCATCGAGGGATGGAAGTAGTAGGCGCCTTGGGCCAAGGCGGCCGAGTCCACGCCGGTGCGCAGTTCGCGCAGCTTGGCGAGGGTCACGTCGCTGATCTTGGTCTTGGTCGAGGCCAAGGAGACCGTCTTCGAGTTGGTCACCACGCTCTTGGTCAAGCCGCTGAGGCTGTCGTAAGTGTTGGTGCCGTCGGCCGCGAAGAACACGGTGTCCTCGATCTTGGCCATCTGACGCGCCGCATAGCGGGCGATGAATTGGCCGACCGCGACAACGCTGTCCTCGTCGATCTCGTTCGGGATGATCACCAAGCCACCCCATTTCGAGGCCGCGAAGGTCACGAAATCGATCGCCGGGCTCTTTTGCGCGACCGCCCCGTTGATGCCGATCAGGCCGAAGGCCGGATCAGTCGAGAGCGCGGGCAACTTGACGGTGCCAGCGCCGAGCGGGAACACGGTGCCGAAGCGGCGGGCCGCTCCGTAAGTGCTCACCAACTCGACGACCTCACCGGAGTAATCCACCGGGAGCGGGATGTCGCTGGTCGAGAGCGCGGTTTTGCCGAGCACTTCGGAGACGAACCCCTTGAGGTGATCGACGCCCTCGGTGATGAGGCCCTTGTTCAGGCCGCGCAGGGCCGCGATCGCACCGATGGTGCGGGCGCAAGACTCGCTCACTTCGCCGGCCTTGCGGGCGGCGACATTGCGGACCGCGAGCATGCTTTTCTGCAGGCTCGTGAGGCTCTCGCGGGCTTCGTTGAATTCCTTGCGGAGCGCTTCCACGTCTCCGCCCTTCTTCTCGATCTCGGCGACTTTCGCCGCGAGGTCGGTGCTGTCTTTCTGGAGTTTCTCCACACCGCTCAACACGGTGCTGCGAAACTGCTGTTCTTTTTCGTCCATATTAGGATTTTCCTCCGTTGATGATTGTTTCGAATTTCCGCAACCACTGGCGCTGCTGCTCCTCTGCCCGCGCGGCGGCAGCAGCTCTCTCGGCCTCGCGTGCGGTTTGTTTTTCGATGTCTGCGGAAATTTTCTGGTAGATGGCGTCGAGGTCTTTGTCCTCAACCGCGCCGTCCTTGTAGGCCTTGGCCAGGGCGCTCGGGTTGGCCCCGATGATGCAGGCGCTCAGCTCGATCTGTTCCTGCTCGAGGAAGATCGTGCGGACCTTGCTCGAGACGTCGGCCGCCAATCCCATGTTCAGCGCCTCACGCGCCAGATCGGCGCCGCCATTGGTCCACTGGTCTACATACTTGGTGGGGATGAAGCCGACGCTCACCGCTTTGAGGTGGCCGGCCTGAGTCATGGCAAAGCCGACGCGGGCCAGCGTGTTTTCGACCACTTCCTTGGCCCACTTCACCGTTTCGATGAGGCGCTTGCCCTCGACGCGGAAGTCGACCACGGTCCCGAGCAGGCGGTCGATCGTCTCGTAGTTGTGCGAATCGACGAACGGCGCGTTTTTCTTGAAGTAGTTGAACTTCCAGCCGTCGGCTTTGATGATCTCGCGGTAATGGTCGAGCGTTTCGTCGCTGGCCACGTATTCGACCAGGCCTTGGGCCTCGTCCAATACCCGGATCTCCGGGTGAATTTGTCGGTTGATTGCGTTCATAGGCTTTTTTCCGGTTCAGACTCGTTTATGCGATGGCACTGCAAACCCGCTGCAAATCGCGCGTGTTGCGTTTTCCTGCCGAGGTAGGGTCTTGACCCCATACGCCCCCCAAAAAATCGAACGTCGGGCGATTTTCACGCGGTCGGCCCTCCCTCCGCCGCGATTTCCACGCAGTGGCAGTTGATGGTTTCTTCCGGGGGCGCGCCGAGCGACCCGTCGCCGGGGTGCATGAGCGAGGCGCCGCCCACGTTGAAAGGTTCGCTGATGCGCCGGCGCTGGCCCTCCGCCACTTGATGCGAGGGGCGCACGTTGTCGTTGCCGCTCGTGAGCCATTCCTTCCACTCGATGCCGCTTTGCTCGAGCGCTTCCTGGCGCGCCGCGCCGTAAGCCGCCGCCGTTTCGGTCGAGGCGATGGTCATCGCCCGCGCCTTCGAGATCCCGTTGAAGGTCCCGCGCACCCGGTCGGCCAGCTCGGTCATCGTCTCGCCGGCCTCGATGCCGGCCACGAGCTGCTCCTCGATCGCCTGATGCACGCTGTCGGCAATGTCGCGCAGGAAGTTCTCCCGGCCCTTGAGAAAGCTGACCGCCTTCGCCGGAGGCATGCTCCAGGCATCATCGGGCTGCCCGACCTCTGCCTTGGCCTGACGCCCGGCGCGATCCAGCGCGGCCCGGCCAGCCTTGCCAAACTCCACGGTGATCCCGTCCTCCATCTCCTCGAGGTCGAAATTCAGATCCGCCACGGCCGCCTTGTCGGAAACATCCAGGACCCAGTCGATGTTTGGCCCTTTGCCCTTGGCGAACTTCTGCAGGTTGGCCATGACCTGGCCGCGCGCCGTCATGAGCAGCTTGTTGAATTTCGACGCGTAGGTCTTGATCGTCTCCTGCCGCGAGCGCCAGTGCGCCTGCCACAAATCACTGCGTTTGCCTTTTTGCTCGGGCTCCGGATTGCCATGCGCCGGGCACGACTTGATCGCCCGGATCATGGCCGCCACCGCATCATCCATCGTGTCGTCGGCCGGCGCCTGAGGCTCCGGTGTCTCATCGGGCAAAGGCTCGCCTGCCGGCTGAAGCGAGAACGGCAAATAGCCCTGCTCCCAGCCAGGGAATTGTGGCAGTCCCATGTCGAGGTAGGCGTTCACCTCGCGCATCGGCATGCCGGTGCCCCACAATTTGATCGCCGCCTCGATGCGCTCGTTGCGCACCGCCTGCATCGTCGGGTGCTCGTCGAAATCAAAGAACGCCTCGACCGCTTGGCCAGTCTGGCTCAGCAGCAGACGGTCGATGGCCCCGGCCAGGCTGGTGGCCAGCGGCAAGCAGGTCTGGTGAATCAGCCGGAAATAGTCGCTCGCGCTGCCGATCGAGTAGCTCGCCGCGACATCGGCCATCGACGCCGGCACACCGAACGCGATGAAGACCTCATGCCGCGACTGCAAGCGGTTCGCCACCATGGCCGCGTCCGGGCCGGTGATCGCCGGGCTTTGCACCGCAAAGTCTCCCGTCAGGAAGACCGGGCGGAAGTCTCCGCGCATTTTTGCCGCGCGCTTTGCCCGCAGGGCCGCCGTGATCTGCGCCTGCTGCTCGGCCGTCGCCGGGGTGCCTTTGCCGATCACATAGTCGCCCTGCTCACCCATGTTGGCGTAGCTGTCGCGGGCGAAACGCCCGGCCAAGAAATCCGTCTCCGCGCCTAGCGCCGCCGCCTCCAACTCGCCGAGTCCACGGTGCGCGTTGTAAGGATTCCAGTTCTTGAGGTGCACAACCTGCTCGGGAATCAGCGAGTGCCGGCGATGCGTGGCATCCCGGTATTCCCAGCCGATCAACTCGCCACCCTCGACGATCTCGCGCATCTGATCCGGTCGCGCCACGATCAACCGCGACTTCGCGCTGCCGCGCAGCAGCCAAGTGTCATCGAGGATCCAAAAGAATTCTCCCGCCAGCTTGAACCAGCCGCACGTCGCATCGACGAATTCCTCGTAAGTCATCCCGACCGCCGGCTTCGACCAGAAGGCCTTCACCGCCGGGTCCTTGAACTCGACGTCGCCGAGATACAACTTCAGCGGCACCGCCTTGATCGGCTGCGTGACCAGATTGAGCGCCGCGCGCACCCAGACGCTCTGCGCATAAGGCCGCACGAACCGGTTGAGCGTCCCGCCCTCGAGGTCAGCGCCGGTCACAAATTCCTGCGGCGTGATCGAACGCCGCACAGCGGAGATGGCTTTGGCGAGAAGGTTGGTCATACCAAGATCGCTCCGTAGTTCGCCACCGCTTGCTTGGCCGCATCGAGCGCGTGCACCAGCGCGCTGGCCATGTCCGAGTGTCCTTCCTCCGTGCGCGGGGCGCGGAAGGTCGCCGTCTCCCCGGCGCCGTAAACTTGGTAGGCGTGCAAATCTTCGCGGAATTCCCGGTTCGCCGGAATAAGGAGCGACTTGTCCGACAGCATCCGCTGCGCATGCGAGAACGCTTGGCGTTTCCATTTCGCCGTCACCGGCTGCGCTGTGACTTTGCGGCCGTGGCGCATCTGCATGCGCTGCGCCAGGTCGAGACCGATGCCGCTCGCGTCGATCGAAGCCATGGCCGCCCGGCCGATCAGCGGGTCAAGGATTGCGTCCTGCTCGCTCAACGCGAGGCCCTGCACGCGCACGACATCGCGCACGAAAAGCAGTTCGCCGCGTTTCTCCAGCGTAAGACCGACCGTCGGATCATGGATGGAGCCGACGTCAACCCCGACAAAAAGCGAGCCCTCTGCAACCGCGTTGAAACCCCATTGCATCGTGGCTTCCGGGCTCTCGCAGGCCGCCAGCATTTCGTAGGAGAAGGCCGCGCGGGCCGTGTCGATGAATTCGCACTCGAACTCCTGCCGCCAGGTGTCCGCATCGCCTGCCTGCTTGCGTAGGTCCTCGATGTTGACCGGCAGCCCGTCCGCCTTGGCGTCATGGATCGTCGTGCGATGGCGTTTCCACGACCCGGCGTCGTCGCTCCATAGCTCGTAAAACTTGTTCGCCTGGCCGTTCGGCGTGCTCAGCACGCGCACTTTCAGCTCACGCTTCAGCGGATTGGCGATGGAAGGATAGATGCCCCGCCAGATCGCCGTGGAATCCTTGTGGAAGGCGAACTCGTCCAAGATCAGGTTCGCCGAATAGCCGCGCGCCGTGGCAGGGTTCGCCGGCAAAGCCAGCACCCGCGAACCGTTGGCCAGCCGGATCTCCGCGCTTTTCAGCACCGCCTCGGCCGAATCGCGCTCTTCCAACTCCTGCGCGATCGTGAGGTCGAAGGCCTTGACCCACATCCGCACCTTTTCCATGAACTCCAAGCTCTGCCGCTCGCCGGCGCTCAGCACCACCCACTCGGCGCCGGGGTGCAGATAGCAGTCCCGCACAGCCTCGCAGGCCGCTGCAAACGATTTGCCGATCTGCCGCGAGGCGTTCCAGATTTTGAAGCGGCTCTCGTCCTTCACCCAGGCGCGCTGGTATGGAAGCAAGAAGTCCATCGGCTTCTTCGGCTCTGAATGTTTCTTCCGGCTCATAGCCCGAACACCTCCCGCAGTTTCGCTTCGCGCTCGGCCGGCGTGAGTTTCTTGTCCTCCATGACCTCGCGGCCTTGGCTGAATTTCGCTTCAAGCACCTTGACCCGCCGGGCCGCCAGGCCCCGATCGAGATCCTTGCCCTGCTCCTTGAGCACCGCGATGGCCAGCTCCGGATCGTCGGCCGCCTGGGCCTTCATCATCAACGCGAAGAATTGCGCCGTGCGCAGCTCCTCGGCATCCGCCTCCGGCCGGTTCGCCTTCCACCAGTCCAGCGCCTGCATGGCGAGCTCGTTTCCGGTGTGAAGCTCGTCCTCGCGCTTCTGCCATTTTGCAAATTCGCACAGCGCCCGCTCGCTCGTGGCGATCCCCAGTTCGCTCTTGCACTTGGCCCGCGCCGGCCCGAGCCCGCCTTCGGCGCACCACGCCGCGATCTTCTCCCGCTTGGCCTGCGGCAGATTTTTGAGCTTCGAGTCCGAGCGCGGCTTACGCATGGCGGGCAGCCCTCCCTTTGTTGGTGAGTGACCACATGCGGCCGTTGAAATCATCGCGCACTCCGGTGACGTAGCGCTTCTCCTCGAGGAACTTCATGGCCTCGTCGAATTCGCTGACCAGCAGGCCCCCAGGGAAGCGCAGCGCGGTCGCCGCGAACACCACGGCCTCGGCCGCCGGCCCGTCCCATTCGCTGAGGCGCTCGACGATTTCGCGCGAGATCTGTTGGGTCCTGCTCATCGGATGCGCATGCGGATCACGCAAAAACCGCGCGTCAGGATTTGCCAGGCCATGGCCCAGCGCTCCCGGCGCGTCTTCGCGTGGATTTTCACCTGTTGAGGTTTGCGGCTCACAAAAGTCCTTTCGTGTCTTTCAAGAGGGCGATGACCCGATGCGGCACGGCCGCGATCTCCTCCATCAGCGCTTCCCGGTCGCGTTTCATCGTGCGCTCGAGGTGATCGATGCGCGCCACGATCTCCGCCCGGTCCCGCACATAGCGTTCCTCGTCGATGTGACGCTGATCCGCGCTGATGCGCAGGGGCTGCGGATGGATGGCGCGAGGCTCGTGGTCGGAACGAAAGCGCCGCATGATGGCCACCAACGAAGCCCCCACACCGGCCAGGACAACGGCCAGCACGAACAGGTCCTTCAACAGGGCCGGATTGATGGACGACGCGTCTCCCATTCAACGGATCCTCCCGGTTTTGGGTGCGTCGCCCGGCTTGGGCAGACGAATGAAGCTGCGGCAATAGCCGAGCACGCGCTGATGGCGCATGACGAACTTCCCTTCGCGGTTGCCAGCCGCGTTGGTGTTGCCTTCGATAGTGTGCACCCAAGTGCCATCAAAATCCGTGACGATGCCCATGTGGCTGGAAGTGAAGACCACCACGTCGCCGGCGCTCGGAAAGCGCAGACCGTCGCGCGGCCCGAAGACTTCCCACCCCAGACGCAGGGCCGCCGGCACCCATTCACGCACCGCTGCCGATCGCGGACGCGCCGCATCTTTCTTGAGCCAGCCTTCCCGCAAACCAGCCTCGCGCACGCACCAGGCCGCAAAGGCCGCGCACCACGGTTCGCGGTTCCTGTAGCCCTCTGGATAATTGGTCGCCGGCCAATACTTCTCAATCCCAGGCCCCTGATTTTTGCTCGTCTCCTTGACCTTCAGCTCGCCCTCGGCGATGCGCACGATCACCCGGCCGTTGGATTTTGAAGCTGCCTCGCGCGTGGCCGCGTTCACCACGCCGTTGACCATCAGACCATGACGCTCCTGGAATTGCCGCGTTGCTGAATCCGTCCGCCCCCCGAAAATTCCATCGACGAAGCGCAGAATACCACCGCCGAACCCGTGCGATTGCAGGATTCTCTGCCAGTCTTCGACGGCTTCGCCGCGCGACCCGATGCGGAGCAGGGCGGACATCTTATTCCCCGTCGGGCTTCGAATCGCGGGCAAACAGCAGGCCGATGCCAGCCGTGATCGCGGCAAGGTGTGTCGCCAAATCCTGCAGCTGCTCGCCGGTCAGAAAGTTCTGCACCATCGACAGCACCGCGATCAGCGCCGTCACGATGCCCAACGCTGTGGTCTTCGTGTTTTTCATGGGTTCCGTTTGAGAAAGTTGAAATCGACGCGGTCTTCGCCTTGCTCGGCACTCAGCACCGTTTTGCCGTCGGATTGACTGACCTCGAGTGAGGCCCCGTCGTGCGTGATCTTCACGCCGTAAGAAATCGTCTCGCAACCGGCACAGGCCACGGCAAAGACCGCCGTGCCCAGGCGAAACCAAGAGCGAAAGAAACCGCGCGGCCTCGGAAGGCGGGGCACGAGTGCACCCCGCCTCCCGTCTTTCCTGCTGTCCGCAAACATGCCCCGGCGTGAGGCCTCAACCCCCCAGTCCAAGCCCGTCCCGCCGGGGCGTCCGACTGGCGCGTTGCTATCGGACGAAGCTTTGTTGCCGCTCAACATGCGAGCCAAGCTCGCATGTCATCGCCAAACCATCACCCGCACCATTGCGGCTATCCGTCCCTATTGCGGAAAAAGCATCTCTACTGAGTGCTCTTGCCGATCGGGGGGAGTTTTTGTTCGGCAATCCATTTGCCGAAATCAGGGGCGATTGCCCTGAGCAATTCTACCTTCGTGCAACCAAGTTCTTCGCAGGCCCTTTCGACGGCGGCGTCGTAGTCGTTTTGAAGCTTGATAAACTCACGGTCTTTCAAGCCCCCGCGACGCAGGTCATACTTGAACCCGTGAATCTCGGAGATTGAGTTCGGGCGTGGCATTAAAAATACGATCGGAAAGCGTTTCCAACTTCTGCTGGTTGGCTTGTCCGTGCCACTCATCGAATGTGTTGTGCAAATCGCGCATGATTGCTGCGATCACTTCAATGTCCGCTCCGTGACTGGCCATCGCATCTGCATCATGGTCTTTTGCCAAAGCCATCAGCAGGGATCCGTGGCTTATCAGCGCTGTGACGCAGGCTTTGTGAAAAAGAAGGTCTTGCTCGGTCGGGTCTTGCAAAACCATTTGTTGCTCTTCGACTCTTCGGAAGGCCTTTATTGACAACCGCCATTGGCCAAAAAAATAGGCCAGTCGCTCGCGGTCCTCTTCTTCGCGCTCTAAATCATTCAGCAGCCCCCGGACAAACTCCCAGTGTTCATTTCCGAGGTCGGTGTGAGAAGCAGTCTTGGCCTTAGTCGTATGCAGCATGACAATTCAAACTAACAGCCGCTTTTGCCCACTTTCAACCCCCAAAAGCCACTTTTCGCCACCTTGGGCAACTTTGACCCGTCTATTTGATGCGACTCTCAACCGCCTGCATCCCGGCTTTCTGCATGCCGGGAAGAACAACTTTCATCAGAAGGAAAGCTGCCCCCAAGAATAGGACTGGCGGAATCAGCGCCAGACCCAGCCGGACACGACGACCGCGCATCAGTTGGCCGGCTAGCGTGGCCCCAAAAATCACCAGGGCCATCAGAAGCAAGAGTTGAAGGGTCATGTCACCAAGCGACCTCCCGCTTGTAAGCACGTTTGAACGCACCTTCATATTCGTAGAGCCACATCTGTTGCTCCAGAACACTTAGCCTATCTGCGCCGCTTTGCTTCAGCCGTTCAGCAGCGAGTTTTTCAATTTGCACGCTTAGTGGCCTTGCCATCTTTCCTGAAGCAACCGCCAGCGCAATTTCTCGTCCGTCGGCAAGCCCCGACGACGCCGCCTTGGCACGGGCCGCACCTTCCAGCTCCTCTTCCAACTTCTCTGCTGCGCGGCGCTCGTCAGCTCGGCGAATGTTTTCCGAAAATTCACCCGAGGCAAATCCGTAGATCACATAGGCAGCAATCGCAAGCGCACTGAACGCCATGATCACGCCAACCTGTTGCCAATCTGTAAGGCCAAGAAATTTGCTCGATGGCGCTCCGGTGCTGGGTAAAGGGGGTGGGGTCGAGCCACTGGTCAACTCGTCCTCGAGATCTACCGCCGCCAGCCAATGCTCTGTCCCGTAGCGGCGAAACAGCGCCGCATCGTCGACTTCGCCCGAGGCCCGCATTTCTTTCATCTGCTCGAACGTGAAAGGCCCGGCCTCTTGACCGTCGCGCTTGATCATGTAGGTCATGGTGCTTTGGCTGGGCCATTAGCCTTCTTGGGACGGCCGCCTTTTCCTTTCCGGTCAGGGCTATATACAAGATGGTTAGGCACGGAAACACCAGCCCTCTCCATTTCCGCATATAAAGCGTTTCTGAAAAACTGCGATAGAGTTGTTTGACCCCTAGCCCTGTCGACTAAATCGGCAAACTCCGACTCGACCCACGTTCCGATCATTTTCTGGTTCGATCCTCGCTGAGGCACAATTTGACTTTAAGCCAATTTTTTCCCTTGCCAACGACTTTAACTCAGTTAAAGTCGTTTAAAGATGAAACGAGGCTCAGTTCAAACAACTAAAGCAACCTTCGTCGGAGCATGGGTTCCCAACGACATCCTGCCCTTCTTGGATGAGGCCGTCAGACGCAGGGATTCCGACCGGTCAAAGTTTATCCGAGCAGCCCTTCGCAATGAGTTAGAGCGCTGCCTCCCCTCGAAAAAGCTTCGCGTGCAAGCCAACTGACCATGAGCACACACAAAGACGCGGACGTGCTGCGGCAGACGATATCAACCCGCATCCGTGCAGCCATTGAATCTGGCAGCACGCAGGCCGAGATCGCGCAGCAAGCTGGAGTCAGTCAATCCGCCATCAGCAAATACCTTCGGGGACGCACCCCGAAAGTCGCCGAAATCACGCGCCTAGCTAAAGCCGTCGGCCTCCACGTCAACGTCAACACCGGTCATCCCACCGTTATCTCGGCTGAGGAATTCACCACGCGCACGGACATCTTGTGCAACTCCCTCGGTGTAACAGTGCGAGACCTGGCTGCCAGGATCGGCATTTCGTCGAACACCATTTTTTTGGCGCGGGCGGGAACGAGGCATGTCTCTCCGAGAACAGCCTTGCGCCTTGCGGAGGCTGAAAAGGCAGCGGGCATCGCCTCCGAACACACCTTTGACGCGCTCCTGCGCAACATCGTCCGTGACATCGTCCGTGACGAACTCCGCCGCATTTTCACCGCAGCCTGACCATGAGCGCACTTGCCGCCGACTTCCGTCGCTCCACGCAGCTCGACTTCCTCCTCGCGCTTTTCCGTCCGTGGATCACGAAAGCCGAGGCGGCCTTCCTCCTCGACGACTGCTGCGAGGATCACGTCCTCAACCTCGTTGACGAGGGAGCGCTTCGCGCCGTCAACATCGCCCGCGCTGCCGACACCCGCCGCGAAGTGCGCATCTACCGCTACACGGTCGAGCACCGCATCATCGCCCCAAAGCATCCGATCCACTCGATCCCGGCCGAGTCCATCATCCCACACCACCGGCCGACGATTCTCCGCCGCGAACTTTCCGACTGGCTCGGCTGCACCGAGCAGCACGTCAGCAATCTCAACCTGGCCGGCCCCCGCGACCAGCACGACACGCGCCACCGCATCTACCGCGAGGCCGTCGTCGAGTTCCTCGAGTCCCGCGAAATTCTATGACAACACTACAACTAGCCACCCACCTCCCTGCGGAGGTCAACCCCCGCTTCCTCACCTCTCTTCTGGAGTCGCTTCGCGAGCGTTTTCCAGAAGATCCCCCACGGTATGATCAAATGAAGGAAGCGCTGCACTATGCCATAACGACAGGAGCCACTCGATACAGCTACGCCGCTCCAGACCTTCTGCGGACGCCCAAGGCGCCGCCTCAAGGTTCCGGCACACATCCAGAGCAAAATACATCTGGAACTCGGCCAGCCTCAGCGCGGCCGGTGGCATGGCGGGCCAGACTCCTGTGTTCAGCCATTCTTCAATCCCTCGCGTTGCGAGCGTTTGCATGGGGTGTAGCGCTTCGATCCCGCGCATCCAGTCCATCCCGCCTTCCAGTCCCGAATCAGCCAGGGAACCGCGCCCCGAAACATCCCTCAAGCCTTGCTCAAGAAGTTCGCGGGCAGCGCTCCACATACCCCGATTCCAACCAGTCCGAAGCCCTTTGACCATGAAAAACCACAACACCCACCTCATCACCGCCGGCGAATTGTCCGCGCTTGAAGATCAAGCCGCCGGCGCTGCCCTCACCGCCCAATACCGCCGCGCCGTCTCAGGCATGCGCGAAGTCCTCATCTTCGGCGCCATGCTCATGCAGGTGGAAGCGAAACTGGTCCAACGTGGACCAGTTTCCTCCGGAGGACGCGGAAACAAGGGAGGCCTGCGCGAATATCTTCGCGACAACGCGCCCGAAATCGCCCACGCAACGGCGTTCCGCTTCCTTGGTGTGACCAAGGCCATCGCTGCCGAATACGAGGCCATCGTCGGCGCGAGGGTCGCCAAGACTTACGACCTTCCGGCTTTGGTTCTATCCGAGCCCGACAAACTCTCCGAGGCCGCGCAGGCCAAGCAGCTCGAGCTTTTCGACTACGTCGCCGGCACCAGCCAGCGCTCCTGGCTCGATCGCTTCAAAGCGCCGCGCGATTTCACCCTTGGCGGGGACACGCGCAAGATCGACCCCGCCACCGGCGAGCGCATCAACCACAAGCGCAAAGATCTCGACGAACGCCTTGAGATCGCCCGCATCACCGCCCGCGACAACTTCCACTCTGTCTGCACCGCGCTGGCCGGGCTGCTTGATGATCCATCGATCGGGGTCGCGTTGCTCTCGCGCCAAGAGCAGGAGGACCTGCGCGGCGCTCTCATCGACTACGGCCGCAAAATCAGGGAGGTCTGCAAATGAGCGTCGATCTCGGCACATGGGCCACGCTACCCAAGGACGCGCGCGCAGGCCTGCAGCATTGGCAGACCATCCTCGCGCCGGCGCTTGAAGCGAAAACCGGCGTGGTCAAGACCCTGCGCGACATCTCCGCGCGCACCGGCCACCCCTTGGGCACGGTGAAGCGCAAGTATTACGCGCTCAAATCCACCGGAGCCGCCGCGCTCATCGACCGTCGCATCGCCGTGACCGAAAGCGATCGCATCGTTCTCAGCCAAAGCGACGCCGAAACCCTCCGCCGCTACATCGAGAGCAACCAGCGCAAGAACCGCCCTGGCATCCGCGCCATGCGCCGCGATTGGCAGCACGGCCGCATCAGCACAACCACACCCATCGACCCTGCCACCGGATTCCCGAAAGGCTGGAGTCCGCGCAACCTTGCACGCCACGCGTCATCTCGCTTCGAGTTGAAGGCTGCGCGCATCGGTCGCAGCGCCGCCGCTTGCGAACGCCGGCTCGTCTATACGACGCGCGCCGGTCTCTACGTCGGCAGCCATTATCTTTTCGATGACATCTGGCACGACAACTTTGTCAACGTCCTCGACCAACGCAAAACCGGACGCCCGCTCGAGTTTCACGCCATCGATCTTTTCAGCGCCTGCAAGTTCGCCTGGGGAATGACGGTGCGCATGGAGCGCGACGGTCGCATGGAGGGTCTCAAAGAAGCCGACATGCGCTTCCTCTTGGCCTCGGTCCTGTGGAATCACGGCTACTCGGAGCGCGGCACCGTGCTCGTCGTCGAGCATGGCACCGCTGCCATCCGCGCAGACCTCGAGGCCATGCTGCACGACGAAACCAATGGCCTCATCACCGTAGCCCGCTCGGGCATGGAAGGCGCCGCCGCCGCCGCGCACCAATACGCTGGCCGCAGCAAGGGCAACTTCCGCTTCAAAGCCGCGCTCGAATCCCTCGGCAACCTTATCCACAACGAAATGGGCGCACTGCCGGGACAAACCGGCATGGACCGCGACCACCGCCCCGAGCAGCTCCATGGCCTGCTCAAGCGCAACGATGCGCTCATGAAGGCCGTTGCTCAACTCGCCCCGGAGCGCGCGGAAATGCTGCGCTGGCCGCTGCTGACCATTCAGCAGTTCCGCGCCATCGCCGACGAAATCTACACGCGCATCAATGCCCGCACCGATCACGCGTTAGAAGGGTGGGACGACCACTACATTCCTGACGTTCGCACCGGAAGAATGCGACGGCTTTCTCCTGGCGAAGTCTGGAACGCCGACCGGCGCCGCCTCACGCGTCTTCGCCCCGAGGCCGTCGCAGGCATCCTCGCGCGCGACAACGGCGTCGAACTCACCACTCGCTCGGGAATGCTGGAACTCACCAACGGGGAAATCTCCGGCGACGTCATCCGGTTCGATGCCCACATGCTGCCCGACCGCGAAAAGTTTTTTGCCGTTATAAATCCCTACGCACCGGATGCCCTGTGGGTCTTCGACGCGAAACGCCGTTTCGTCGCCTCCTGCCCGCGTGTGAACAGTATTTGCAGGTCCGATGTTCCCGCCCTGCAGCGCGCCTCCGGCCAGGCCGCTCACATTGAATCCAAACGCCTTGCGCCCTTCAGCGCCCGCCACGCGCAGCAAGCCCGGCAGATGGCCGCAGACATGCGCCACAACGCAAGAGTGCTTTCTGATCCCGAGCCCCAGCATAGCGACGCCACCCGCGCCCGCCTGCGCGACGAGCGGGGGCAGCTCGAGGACCTTTTGCCCGCCGGCGTCGCGCCCGAGGCCGCGCCGGAAAACTTTGACGACCTCGACCAGCTCCTCTGAGCCAACCCCTTTTATGCACAACCCCGACACCACCACGCAGTCAGCAGAAACCCAGCTCGTCCCAGCCGACGGGCTCAACATGAAATCACTCACCGGCGACCTCGTCGTCGCCGCGACGCGAGAACTGCCGGAGGACCAGCGCGATTCGCTCCGCTGGCTCTACGCCTTCTCGCGGGAAAATGGGTGGAACCTCACGCGCCTGGCCGAGGAGACCAAGATCTCCGCCACAACGCTCTACCGGGCCTTCACCGGCAAATACCAGGCGAAACTCGACAACGTCATCGAACGCGTCACCCGCTTCCGCCGCCTCGCCGAGGAACGGGGCACCATGGGCGACGCTCCCTTCGCCCTGACCTCGATCGCTCGCAAGATCGACCGCACCTGCGAATGGGCGCTGATCAGTCAATCGATCGCCTTCATCTTCGGCAACCGTGGCCTGGGCAAGACGCTCGCCTTCGAGCGCCGGCGCGAAACGCACAACCACGGCCAGACCAAACTCATCCGCATGCCCGCCTCGGCCGGCGTGCAGCTCATGATGAAGGAGATCGCCAAGGCCTGCTACCTCTCGCCGAACTCCTGCTTCGACAACCTCCGCGAGCGCGTCCTGCAGGCCATCGATCACACGAACCTCGTCATCATAGACGAGCTGCATCAGGTGTTTCTGTCCTACCAAAAAGGCAGCGCCATCAAGTGCCTCGAGGTCATCCGCGAGATCCACGACCGCACCAAGTGCGGCATGGTTCTGTGCGGCACCACGCAACTCAAAAAGGAGATCCAGCTCGGCCAGCACGCTGAGCTGCTCGAGCAATTCACCGATCGCGGCGTTCTCAAAGTGCAACTGCCGACCAGGCTTCCCCGCGCCGACGTCCTCCTCATCGCCTCCGGCTACGGACTCAATGACGAGCCCACCGGCGCCGCCGCCCAGGTCGTCGACGAACTCATGGAAGCCCGCAGCCTCCGCAAGTTCGGCAAGCTCCTGCAGGCCGCCACGCGCCTCGCCAGCAAGGAGCGCGCTTCCGTGAAGTGGAGCCACTTCGTCAAAGCCCACGACATCCTCGCCAAGCTCGAAAGGGGGGCAGCATGACCGCCGCAACCGAAGTCACCGCCGAACCGCACGCGATGATCGCCTGGCACACGCTCAGCCTCATCTCGGCCATCATCAAAGACGAGCACCTCGTGATCGAGCAGCAGAAGCGCCTCGATCTCGCCGCGCTGCTCGGGGATGCCGCCCGCGCCATCGCCGGCAGCGCCCAGCGCCTGAGCCTCTCACCGCATCAAGCGGAGGTCCTCCGCTTCCTCCAAGCCAAACAACTCAAACAACCCACGCACCTCAAGTGATTATGACCACCACCAAACTCCGCAACCTCGTCACCGAAGCCGTGTCCCTCGGACGCGAAATTGAAGAAAAAACCGAACGCCTCAAAGCGCTCAAGGCCGACCTCATCACCGCAGCCGGCCCGCGCGCCGACACCGCCACCGCCGGCGGCGGCCGCTCCTGGATCGCCGAAGGCGCCGACGGCTGCATCGCCCGCGTCACGTTCCCTGCGCCGAAGCTCAAAGCGAGCATCGCCGGGGAAGGTTCCGCCATCGAGAAGGTGCGCAAACTGGCCGGGCGCTTCTTCTCCCTGCTCTTCGACCAGGTGCCCGCCTACAAGCCGGCAGCCAACTTCCGCCAGGAGGCCGAAGCCCTTCTCGGCAAAGACGCCCGCAAACTCATCCGCGCGTGCGAAACCAGCAGCTCCCCGTCCGTCTCCTTCGAGACCAAAGAAAACAACCACTGAAACCACGACCATGATCGACACCATCCTCAACCTCGAACTCCCGCTCTGGCTGCCGTTCCTGCTGGCCGCTGGCCTGTGCTGGAGCCTTTACCAACTCGGCCGCGCCGACGAGCGCCGGCTTCACCGCAACTCGCTCTGCGAGCGCATCCGCCGTCATCAAGCCCGCTCGATCCTGCAGCCGCTGCGCTAAAGCCATGCTCACCCCCAAACAGGCTATCCTCTACTGGCGCACCTGGGCCGCGATCTGCGCGGTCCAGGGATGGGAACGCGGCAACAACGAGCGCCGCTATCAAGTGCATGCGCACTGCCGGTGCCCGCGTTCGATGAAGGATTTCACCAACCGCGATTTCTCGCGCTTCCTGGCCGCGACGGCCGCACTTCGTGACGAGGTGGACATCCGCGACCGGGACCGTGAAAACGCCCTGCACACCATAGGCAAAGACGCGCACCGCGCCGGCTTCGACGAGGCCTACCTCCGCCGGATCTGCGCCGATCTTTACGACACGGAGCGCTTCGAAGACTTGCCCCAGGACAAGCTCGAGAACTTCCGCAACGTCATCCACAACCGCGCCCGGCACCACGCGCGCGAACTTTGCCCGTTCTGA